CCCCGTACCTCACAGATAAACACTCTATATCTCCATCTCAGGTAATGATCGTTGAATCGTTTCCACGCTCTCCTCAAAACTATCAGGATCGACACTCGTCCTAGGACCACTCGCCAATCCAACAAGTCCAAAGCGATGCTTCTACGTTAGACCCCACACAAAACCCAGAATTTCAAAACGGCTCCCGAAGTTGCCTTGTGACTATTCATGATGCACAGTTCGTCTCAATCGGTTTACACCCAAAGTGCGAAGTGACTTTTCAGTCACGACTCACTATGGTCTCTACCTAACGACACAGAAATGTGCCGGATTCTTCTCCAAACAAGAACAGATGTCTAATATACAAAATCTGTATCAACCGTTAAGTTGGTTTGAACTTTTTGCGCCATTACTGGCTCATCTCACTTCCTTCCATGGTATATCACATCAAGATAAACCTCCAGTTCTCCAAGATTCGCTTCATCTGAAGTAAGCGCAGGTCCTTCCCAAATCCACACTGCGTAACCATACCGTGTGTTCGCCGCTAAACTCAACAAATAACTCCCCGGGACAGGCACACTAGGACTTGAGCAATTCTGGTTTGTCTTCTTAGGGACAGAACCATTATGCTTAGCCCATATATGTCTTGGAGGGTTAGGAATCGTAGTCGGCGTCAACGACGGCATAGCTACACAAGTGTGTAAACCTGGGGTTGCGATCATTCCAGTTTTGAATCTTACAGACATGCTTTTGATTTGCATCATGTGATACTTCGCATTGTAAGAAGCAAGGTCAGGAACAGTGGTTTCGGTTATCTCAACTGTAGTATGTTGATTGGTCTGACTAGCCATAATTTTTGGCTTTGTCGTTATCGACATCCATTGTTGAACGTGTTCACTGTTCCGATTTTGTTTTTGCGCTTGCCTAGGGCGCGATGCAGGTCTTTTTGTGTTATTATTTTGTTTTTGGTTTTTCTTAGCCATTTTATAACAGTCTGCGTAGCTTGTTTTTTTATTGTTTTATAACCCCGTCACTAAGCCAGTTTTACCCCGCTCTCAACACGCGAGTCAACAACCCTTTTGATTCTCCGGTACTGGTCGGGTGGTAAATGTCGCATCGTCCACTCAAATTGAGCCCTGTACATTGGATAGTTTGGGTCTTTTGGGTTATGGGATAAATATCTAAAAAGAGTTTTTCCAAAGTTTTCTGGGCAGGCACCCCCTTCGAAAAAGGTTTGAGAACAAAAATTGAAAATCTCTAACCCTGGCCTTTTCTCACACATTTTCACGTCGTGTCCAATTTCTTGTAAGCCTTCACTCAATCCCTCAAACCAGAGCTCGTACGAATCATCTCCCATGGCTTTGATGCCCATGAGTGGAAAGTCTTCGTCTTCGCATCCTACCCGAATTCTCGCAGCTAGCGTGGCAATGATTCTGCAACGCGAGTTGGTACTGCTAGTGTTGTAATCGCCTGAGAGTTGACCTCCTGGGACGATCTGTTCTAACAGTTCTCCATCTGGCATCACAAAAACAGCGTTACCCACACAATGCGCGTGATATCTTAGTAAGAAGTGAAAGTCGCTTTCCACTCCGTCAGCCAATTCGGCCCTGATGTCTGCGTCCATCTCGAGTTCCCACTGTTGTACGGACCAATCCCATCCAGAAACGTCTGTCTCGCATACGGTTCCGCTTTTAGCCATAGCCTTAGCGTGTTCCCATATAACCGACAAACCCTCGTCGTGTAGACCAATACCAGGTGCACTTGGGCAGCGTTCCCACATAGCAATTTCTGCTTTGTTTTGGGCTGCACATAACATCCTAGTTATGATCTGATCGACTAGAGAGACACTGGATATAATCCTGTATCTACCTTCCTGTACTTTCTTGATACCGTGTGGTTCATTCTTTATGAACACCTTCACCGGATCAGCCAAACCGTCTTGCACCAATTGAGCTCCTGTTAATGAGAAAATTAGTGGTCCTACCGCCATGATCTTCCTTAACCTGTCTTTTACCGCGCGCCTGATAATCAATCCATTATCCCTCAAAACCGACTCGTTGTCCTTGCCGAGTTTTACCCAGGGGAAGCCTGGGTGGGATTCTTTCACGATATCTTTCAGAGCGTCAGCGTATGCGTTTTCCCAGTGACTACATTCGCATGCAATCGGGCCGCAATCGCCGACATCTCCGGAGACACACCGCGTCCAGTCTGGTCTAGAAGTTCTTGGGTATAAACCCTCATCCAGGAACCGTCCAATGATTCGTTGTTTTTGTTGGGAGGTTGGCTCCCACTTCCCTCGCCTGAGTTTTCGGGCGTGGAGTCGGAAACTTTGCTTGGTAGCTTGGTTTCCCCTGTCGGGCCAGACCCATCCTTTG